CAACACTTCTCCAGTCTGTTATTCCAGTTACAGCCTCAACTCTAATTTGCTTACAGTTTGCGTTCGCAGTTACTGTACTGATGTTTAGATCGTTAGCTGTTGGCACGGTAGTGTCAGTGCCGTCTGAAAGGAAGAACAAATACTCCTCACTACCAGAACTCTTAACCTCAAGTAATTGTGCTTTATACTGAGCGGCAGGTCCATATGTCGCTGTGGTGCCACCGCCGCCGTTAAATACCGATCCTGACGTGAACCTAAAGGTGTAAACACCTGCGGTACCGGAAGTAATCAAGTCCCTTGTTTGGAAAACATCAGTTGATCCAGATCTAATCACAACAGCAGGTCCGCTGCCTAGAGCATCTCTAAATTGTATATTACCTCTCTGGAGAAGTACACCCCTTCCGAGTTGATCCGAGCCGTGGACAAGTGATGCAACACCTGTCGAAGCAGTCGTAAATATAAATCCGTCATTAAGTGTCGTCTTTACGTGAACGCCTGTGCCGCCCTTAATCGAAACAATACCAGAACTTGTATGCGATGCAATTAGGTCCAACTGATTAGATGTGTCAGACGCTATCCTGACATCATCTGGTGACACCCCAAGCGCACTTTGTACAAAGTATATACTTGAGCCGCGAGGTTCTGAGCCCGAGTTTCCAGTCTCGACGAATACACCAGTGTTCGCTGGTTCGTCACCTTGTTTGTCCTGGCCTGCGTTATTAGAGATCGCTGAATCATGGCTAGAGATGTTTTGTGCAACTCTAGTAGCACCAGCAGTTGCTAATCTATGTGTTTCCGTGGCGCTGCCAAAACTAGCGAACTTGCCACCGCCGACGGCTATACCGCCTCCGATTTCAGCATAGGTAACTGTAATACTAGCTGTAGCGGTTACACTACCTGCACTGGAAGAGGTGATTGTAGCTAGCCCTGCAGGTATCCTAGTACTCATTTGAGTGAAGAAATTATTTACAACACTTCTCCAGTCTGTTATTCCAGTTACAGCCTCAACTCTAATTTGCTTACAGTTTGCGTTCGCAGTTACTGTACTGATGTTTAGATCGTTAGCTGTTGGCACGGTAGTGTCAGTGCCGTCTGAGAGAAAGAAAAGATATTCTTCACTACCAGAGCTTTTAACCTCAAGAAGCTGCGCTTTGTATTGTGCGGCTGGGCCGTACGTTGCAGTGGTTGCGCCACCGCCGTTGACAGTAGAACCAGATGTAAATCTAAAGGTATAAACGCCTGGATTGACAATGTTCGAGGCTGTCAAGTGGGTTCCATCACTCGTTATTGGTAACGCTCCGCCAAACTCGCCGCCTGCGTTGCCGGCGTTGAACTGAACAGAACCAGTTCTACCAGTGGCCGTAGATGCGGAAATGAAATTTTTAAAATCTCCTAATTTTAGACCCTTCATAGCATTGCTATTGGATGCGTCTGCAAGTGCAAGTACATCAGTGTCTGCGAGGTCTACCAGGTAATCCCCTGTCCCCAAGTCACTAAAACTTAAATGTTTAACTTCAATTGAACCAGACCCTATCTTATCTTTGGTAATTTTATTTGCATTACTACCTTTTCTTAGAAGCCTGTGTTCTATTTTTCGTCTATTAGTCATCGTCTAGATTTCCTCCTAGAATTCATTGTAAAAGTGGTGTGTAAAAATTAGGGGAGAGAAGAAAGAAAACTAACTCCCCTCCCCGGTTCTTTTCGCACCTGGTACTTAAACAAAAACAACAAACTTAATAACTTCTACTCAACTCACACGGAGCCAGAGAAGAATGTCACTGTCAAGATATCATCCGCGTCCAATGCAAGATTGGGGTGCAAATGAATCTGATTGTCTGTCACCGAAGCTGAATTAATTCTGTAGTCCGCTTGGGTACTACCCGCTTCTGCTCCAGGAGAGCTAAAATGCTCGCCCGCAAGGAGGACACCGTTCAGGTAAACCATAACAGATCCTGATTGTGGTCTTGCGCCAAGTGATGCTGTGGTGTAAGGTCCATCTAAGCCATCTGTAACGAAAGCAGAACCAGTTGACGTGTGCCTCATATAGGTCTTCTGCTGAAAGCCTATGGACAACTTACCAGAAGTCCAATTGAGGCCACCGTGGGCATCAGCGTTGTTTTGTACTACAGAAGCTGCTAGCTGCTTGTCTCCTACAGAACCTGTAGCCAACTTGTCTAGAGTTACCGCACCGGTTGCGATCTTAGCCTTGGTTACTACCAATGCACCAAGTTGCGGCGTTGAAACAGAGCCCGTTGCCATCTTGTCAAGTGTGACAGCGCCTGTGCCGATCTTAGCCTTGGTTACTACCAATGCACCAAGTTGCGGTGTCTGAACAGAACCTGTTGCCAGCTTGTCCAAGGTAACAGCGCCGGTGCCAATCTTAGCCTTGGTTACTACCAATGCACCAAGTTGCGGTGTCTGAACAGAACCTGTTGCCAGCTTGTCCAAGGTAACAGCGCCGGTGCCAATCTTAGCTTTAGTGATCGCAGCAGCGTTGATCTTAGCTGTGGTCACAGCAGAATCTACAATGTGCGCTGTGTTAACAGATGCCGACTGTATATTGTCAGCAGTAATCGCCCCAGTAGCTAGTTTGGCGTGTGTCACTTGGCCAGTGCCAATGTGTGCAGCCTGGATAGAACCGGTTTGTAAATTGTCCTGGGTAACGATACCCGTGCCGGCCAACTTGTTGGTTACGATTCTATGGAAAGTACCGGCAGAGGCTGAAACAGCACCTGCGGTAACGTTCTGTGCTCTAGCGAGGGATGCAGAAATTGCACCGGTCACAGCTAAGATACCGCTGCCGACAGCGCCTGCAGCAGCGTAGAAGCTACCAGACGTTAACGAAGCGATTCTAGCATCAGACACGTTCAAGATCATACTGCCCTTACTGAGGCTTCCGTCACCAAGAGTGATGGAGAACAGTGGGGCTGAGCCAGTACCTGAAACGTCGACTGCGCCACCAAGCTGAAAACCAGCACCGAGGTGGTCACCGTGCTTAGCACCTGAGACTGCAGCGATGATTAAATTATCTTTAATCTCCAGAGAGTCCTTGGTTACAGTTCTTGAAACAAGTTCACCAACTTCCAGGGAGTCAATCTTTGCAGCGGAAGCTGTCAAGTATTGTACGTTTGTTGTAGTACCTGCATAATAGGTTGTACCGTTATCGAAGTAAAGCTTTGCAGCGCTCTGCTGAAGTTGTACAGAAGTTCCGCGAGTACCAAAAACAGCACTTGAGCCAGAGTAAATTGTTACTGCTGGTGCGGAATTGTTCGTGTCAAATCTGATGTTCGCTCTGTGGGCGGCATTACCATTATCACGGCCGTCCATCAGGACAGGTGTGCTCGATATACTACCTACTGCAAGGCCGGTGTTCGCTATGGTTCTCAACTGAACCTTTAAGCCGCCCTGTAGGACGACCTTACCAGAACCCGTGTCAGACGCGACAATATCAAGCTGTTTATCAGCAGAAGCGTGAATGAAAGTATGCTTTGGTGAAGTACCAAGGGCTCCGTTAGTAAAGTAAAACTTTGCTCCGCCTGAAGCGGTCAAGTGACTGCCGTCACTGGTAATTGTCAAGATACCACCGAACTCCAAATTACCTCCATTTGCTTCCGCAAATTGAAGTGAACCTGTTCTGCCGCCTGCACCCGCAGATGCTGAGATGTAAGCTTTGAGGTCGCCTAATTTTAGGCCACGCATTGAAGTTGAGTTTGACGCATCTCCAACAGCGATGATGTCTGCGTCTGCAAGATCTACCAAGTAGTCCGCTGCTGCGGTTGAACCGAAGTCCAAGTGATTAATTTCTATTGAGCCTGATTGGACGTTGTCCTTGTGGACACCACCTACGGCAATGAGTTTAGAACCAATTCTTGTTCTAGCCATTATAATATTCCTCCTGAGATTTTGTTTTTAAACAAAGAAATAATCTAACTAAAACTGAAAACTGATTAAAGGAATAATTACGGGTTTTTACGAAAATAGAATCTTTTTTAAATTTCTGACGTTGTTGTCAAATTTACAAAAATCTGAACTTAAAAATTCAATCGATCTCTCTTTACAAACATCCGGCTGGGCGAATTCAAAAAAGAATTTACCGCTGTCCAGTCTTTTGCACTGCAACAGAGTGATACCTATCAGCTGTAAGTAAGCTGCGATGCCGATGTCCGAAGTGACGAAAGTAGTCATTTTGCTCTCTCCTACGATCACTTTTTCACGAATGCCGCTTTGTTAGGGTTTTTTGCGTTATCGCTAGGAAATACCAGGTCGTAATTTGCAGCACCGTCGAGATTGTATTTCTCTTTGAGCTGTTTCATCAGAAGCTGTACGGCCCTCTGGGTCTTTTCCATTTCCTCTAGTGTGACCTCTTTGTCTACTTCATAGTTTTGTGTCAACAGGCCGAGTTGGGTGACAAGTTTAGAGGTACTCTGTTGATGTCCCACGACCCTATAGATGTCCTCATCTTCGATTTCTACGTATGTGTCATCGAAGGGCTCTGGCTCAGGTTCTGGTTCAGGCTCGGATTCTTCCAATACCTCTTCTTCATCGTCACCGACCAAGACATCCAGAGCTTTCTCTGCTTTTGAAGAAAAATCTGGATTCGTCTCCTTGACTTGTTCTAATAAATTGATAAGCTTGTCTAACGCTCCCATTTGGTTTTCAACCCCTCTCTCTTTTAAAATATCAAGCGCACCATAATAGTGCTTTTAGATATAAATAGTTTCCAACAGGCGATTTATATGTAAAAATGTTCTAATTGCGAAATTAAGACGCAACGTAGGTGATCATTAGAGTTTCGTCAGAATTGGGGGGATCTTCACTATTGAACGTTACCTGGTTTGGCGGAGTTAGTACATAATCGTTGCTAGAGCCGCTGTTCATAAGCATACCATCCCGAAAAACCATCTCAGAACCCTCGACATAGCTTGATGGTGCTGTGAATTCTGTCCTAGTACCGTTAGGAGATTCAGAGAATGCCTGTCTCACCTTGTATTTATCTGCAAAGTTGCCGCCTTCGACTAAGACTGCTTCGCCCTGAAGGTTGACACCCACGAAACTGCCACGGCCGGCAAGAGAGCCTGATACTATTTTTGTTAAATCTAATTGTCCCGCTGGTAGCTTTCTAAATTTCGTGATTAATGACATAACTAAACTCTACCTTCCTTAAAAAACTTATTCTTCATGATCCCTTGGATTTATTCCTGGCAGGCCATAAAACTGACCATTCTTGTATTCTAGCTCATCCGCGAGTACTGTTCTCTCTCGGGCGATTTTAATCTCAACAGCACTTTCTCTAATTACCATTTTGGGTTGGTCCTGGTTCTCGCCGGACCCGAATACATATCCTAGAACTTCAATTTGTATAGTTGTCTCAAATTTTCGTTCTTCGTTTGAAAAATTGGACAAGTTATTGTTAAACGAGTAGTCCTGTTGAATAAAGCCTTCATACCTGTGATGCTCTCCATCTTTCAAGATAATGTAGTTTATTCCGCCTGGACTAGTGATGAACGATGTTATCAGTTCGTTCATCTGCTGTTGATACTCTGTCCTTATTACCACACTGTAGGTTATTGTAACATATACGGGAATAGGTATCGAGATAGTTTCGTAGACGACCTTGTTCTGCTTTAAGCTGGGAAAGTTTAATTGACCCCTCTTCCTCTTAGATTTAGTGTTCATAAAATTGGAAGTCTTATCTTGTTTTATTCTTCTCGCCACCTGTATACTGCCGCCTTTGGCGTCGTTCACTGGTAGGATATTCGCTTGAATTGTTCCTTTGTTCCCAGGATCCTTAACCACAGAAGTTCTATCGACTGTTATAAGCGGCATTATAAGTGCGCCAGATTTATCCCTGATTCCATCTTCTCTTTTGACTTGGTATGCCCTCTCCGCAGATGCCCAGATCACTGGGACTTTCTTGAAGCCTTCAGCCATCGTCACTGACAGGTTGAGTATGCCGTCGATATAATTCAACATAGCTTTGTCTATGTTCTCTAGTTTGGACTCTGCGAACGGCATTTCGGTTACCTTCCCAGGTATTTCTTTATGTGGCATTAAACAACCCCTCTCTAGACTTGACGCACTCAGCGGATATCTCTAACAAGTGGTTGATTTGGCCAAATAGCTGCTTTGGTTCGTTCAAGGTGACTATTTCATAAAAGTTTTCGCCATACAGCACGAAATCGCCCTCTCGAACAAACAGATCCTGATCTTCTGTTAGCCGCCTCTTATGGAAGTTGACCGTTATCTTCGATAGCCTATCAACACCCAGATTTGTGGTCTCTGTCTCGTATCCCTTCCACTCTACCAAGGCATAAACCCTTATCGGATTAAGAAAGTTTTTCTCGATGGCCTCTCCATATATCGGATGATAGTCTGTATGTTCTATCGAAATCGGATAATACAACACTGTCTGGCCAATGACCTTTTCTACAAGCTCGTCATTAACCTGCTTTACCAGATCCCTTTCCTTTTTGCCAGTAAAGAGTGGTGGTGGGGGACTGCCTGGCTGTTTCCATTTATTGTCGGCCATATTTCATTACCCCACGAAGACCGTCAGTGGTATACTCTCTTGTATCTTCTTAGTAGATTCCATAAGAGCCGAATCAGATTCTGCAAGCTTAACATAAGTCATTTCTGCCAAGGTAGTTTTCAACTCTTCACGCAAAGCAGATTGCTCTTCTCTGGCCTCTGATATTAACGCACTGCCATTCAACGTCACCGATTCGCCAGGAATAGGTATTGTAGCAAACTTGGACCTGATTTGTCCTAAAATCTCCTTACTGAGAGAGAGTGCAAATCTTCTGATCCACTGCTTACCTATAGCGTTGATACTTCTATAAGGCAAGTTGGCAAACGGGAGAGTATTCATATTGTTTATACCATCAATAGATTCATCGTCGCCGGCACCTATAAAAGGATCTGTTGGTATAGAAAATTTGAACCAAATTCTTGTTGGTCCACCACTGTAAGGTTTTGGAAATAACCTTAACTTGTTATTCTTAAGCTCAAAAGAAAAGTGAGACATCCTTGTATAAATAGCGTCCTCAAACGCCATAGACTGCAGTTTGTTTTGCCAAGCAGGTATAATCTCAAAACTGGAGTTGTCGGAGAACTGCCCGTAATTGTGTAGATTTCCAACAACATTCAACCCGCCATAATACCCAAAAAATCTCCACATAGATTGGGGAGTCTTGTAAAAAACTTGGTTAACAATTATTTTTTTCTTACCTACTTTGCCAAAAAAGAGGCTGCCGCTTTGAGATATGGACGCTGATAAAACTGCTGCTTGCAGGTCGTAATCTTGCGTGCCCGTGTCCAGGTCCACTGAGGCTGAATATTCTACGCTGCCCCTTCCGACACCAACCTCCGCTCCCGCTGCCTCAGATGCTCTGCGAGCGTAACCAAAATCGAACTTTGGATATTTTAAAGAAACATGTTTGCCGTCCAGAGATGAAGATAACGTGGTATCTCCCGTCGATTTTAGCTGCCCGTTGTCGTCAAAAGATGCGGTTGAATGCCCCAGATAGCTAGCTAGCGTATTGTTGGCCTGGTGTATGTTTAGTATATAAGAATATTCTAGCACAGCCTCCTCGTAAGAAGCATAGACACTGGCGACGTTAAGCTCTATGTCTAAGACATCGCCGCCGAGTTTTCGATAAACATACGTTACTTGATTTGCAGCGCCAGATAAGAAAGTGGTGTCATACAAGCCAGAACTTGTATCAGAATAAACTTTGTACGGAACAGACTTGTTAACATCACCCTCACTACCAGTTGCGGGCAAGATGCTCTTACTCGAATTGCTAGCAGGCGTAAGTGTTGGTATTGACATTCATGGATCCTCCGGTTGTCCTTCTATAAATAGTCCGAACAAGAGAGAATTGCCATAATACATTATTTGTTAGTGGCTGGCTTTCGCGTAGAGCGCTTTCTTGTTGCTTTTGGCTTAGCCTTGGTGTGAGTAAGGGGCTCTTTTTTTACAGCGGGTGTAGTTAACACTACAGGCTCTTCAACTTGAATGACTTTTTCTTCTGGCAGTGGTACCTTTTCGACCTTTTCAGTAGCGGGGCTGATTTCGACGGCTTCGACAGTAGTGACGGCTTCTGTGGTGGTTGTGGTTTCGACAACGACGGGGTGGTCGACGGTAGGGATGGCGGGGGATGGTTCGGCCTGTGGTGAAGTTTCGAGCGTAACGTCAGCCCTGGCTCTGAGTGCCTCAACTCTGTTTCTAAGTGTTGCTGCCTTCTTTGCGTACTTAGGGCTTCTCAGTTTTCTAGATTTCTTTCCCATAATTAACTCCAATCATTTACATTAACATAGCATAAAAACTATTATATTTAAAAAAAAGCCCCCTTTCGGGGGCCAAGAGTTTAATCCTCTTTCTTCTTGCCTAAGAGTTTGAAAATCACAGATCTCCTCTCTTGTGGCTCTTTAGCCTTTGGTTTCTTGGCTTTAGGCTTCTCAGCCTTTTTTTCAGGCTCTGGAATTGGTTCCGGTTTTTCTATCTTTGCTTTTTTGGCGGGGCGCTTAGCCGCCTCCTTTAAAGCCTCAAGTCTAACTTTTTCCTTTCTGTCCAGTTCTGTCATTTTCCTATTGCTGCCCATAATAGACCTCCTATGTTAATTCCTATTCGAAGAAGATTCTACTCATCTTCTGATAATAAACCACCATATCACGCTGTGTCGCGTCCTGGTTCATTATACCAACGTATGGAATAAAATCAATATCATCAGTCAATGCAAGACTTACTTGTGCCTCGTCACCTGACGCTGGGGACTGAGTGGTGCCACCAGCTACTGCTGTGTGAGTTAAGGCGTACTGAACGCCGTTGACCCAAGCAGAGACCTTTCTATCAGAATCAATCTGAATTCCCAGTCTGTAATCAGTTGCTGCGGCGACAGTGATGCCGAGATCGGTCACATAATCAACGTTTGCGAGACTGTACACGAAATGCAAGTTAGCGTTTGTTGTCAACGCACCAGCATCATCATCCTCTGCGCCATAGATAAAATACGCTTGATTTGCGTCTGTAGCAAGGGTGGGTGTGTTAGTCAGCTTAAGACCTGCCCAGATTGTGGTGTCATCAATGTCAGCAGCGTCGGTGCGGATTGCGCACTCCCAATAAACTGAGTTTTCAGATCCCCATTTAGTTGATGCCCAAGCAGTCTGATTTGAGTCGAGGTGTGGCGTCAAGATCAATTGATCTCCGTTTGCCCCGTCAGGCTGTAAAACAATCCCAGCAGTCGTAGCAGCAAATGTCAGGTCGTCGCTTGAAGCGTTTGTACCAAGAACCTCAAAGTTTCGGTTAGCGTGTGAGTTGCCGGCTGTGCCAGTATCTCTTTTAACAACCATTGCGGCCAAAGTGGTGCTAGCTAAGTCAATAGCACCGCCTGACTGGTTTTCTAAATTCACTGTTACAGTGTTTGTCGCGGTTACTTGAGCCGTGACTATCAAGTCTACAATGTCGACTCCAATTGACACTGTTGCAAAGTCGCCCATTGCCGCACCAGTGACAACTATGTCCTCACTAAGGTCAGCGCCGTCGGCGATTGAGCCAAAGTCTTTAGTTTCGCTACCAACCAAAAAGCCGTTGACCTTTGGTAGTTGTGTAAAATATTCTTCGTAACAAACACGATCTGGATCTGTTATTGAAAACGGACTTCCATTAAGCCCACCTAGTCTTTTGTGGCCTAAAAGGTTATCAAGCGTTGCTTCTAGCCTTCTTGTGCCTATTCTTCTATTACCCATAATTTGTTTCCTCCTTATATGTTTTTATTATGGTTACGTAACCTCAATTTTCACGACATCGTGCCCAGCCGCTTCGGGCACGAATCTTCAAGGGACAGCGGCCCCGTCCCAGGAGAATTTTGAAAGTTACAGTAAATAGCTTTCAGAAAAAAGAAAAGCCCCACCAAATTAATGATGGGGCTAAATCTTTTGCTAGTTTTGACCTAAGTCAATTCTTAGCTAGCGCCTTCCTCACCGAGGAGACCACGCACGATAACAAGACCATACATATCTGGTCTAACCATCTTCTTCGCGTAACGGGTCATTACACCCTTACGAGGTACAAAATCCTCTGTACCGAAAATGGTTGGTGTTACCTGCAACGGTACATATGGTGCGTATACGAAGCCACTCTCAAGGAATGAACTACCCTTACGACCAACAAGAACAACGTTGCGAGGAAAGTAAGGATCAACATAGATCTCGAACTTCTTGCTTAAAGCGCCGACCTTAACAGCACCGATGTCACCACGATCTGCATCAGCAGTTACGCTTGCACGGAAACCGCTTGTGAACTCAAGAATGTTAGCGACCTCTGGAGAGCAAACAACAAAGTTTGCGCCGCCGCGAAGCGTCTTGCGGTGAATCTGAGCACTTACGTCATTGATCGTCTCAATGAGGGTCTCATACCACTCGCTAACAGTACCAGTGAAGTCAGGTGCCGCTGAAGCTGCACCAAGCTCATTTCCGTTGCTATCAACGAAGAGACCTGGAGCGCGTGACCAGTAGCGAGTACCGGCCTTAGCACCGACAATAAGATCACCAAGAATTTCCTGATCGATTTCAAGAGCAATTTGCTCAGAAAGAATGCCAGTTAATTCGACCTCGGCGTCAAGGTTGTGGTAAGCATTGAGGTCCTGGCCAAGCTCAGGAGTCCATTTTGCTTTCAACTTCTTGGTCGTTGCGGTAACAGCGATACTGTCAACGCGGATGTCGATTTCTGGAATCGCTTCGCCGCCTTGTAGGATCTGCCCAGGCATTGAAGGATCTGAAACACCTGCACCTTCGAAAGGCATACCGGCGACATCTACTGCACCAACAGTATCAGCAGCACCGAGTGTGTCCTTCTTAGGGTAGGTAATGCTTACTGCATCGGTGTTGACACCTGCGTCAGTAGCGTGGGTGAAGACGACGTTAACTCCACCATCAGTAGCGAAAGAAGTAAGTCTTCTAACCTGGGAAGCCTGATGAGAGTCAACAGAAGCACTTAATGCGAAAAGATTATTATCGTTAAGATCCGCTGGAACGCTCCCTACTGGAATCTTAAGAACAGAAATAACATCAGATGCTGCAAGAACGTCCGGGTCGAATCGAATGCTTTTCTTTTGCGCCTCTGTCAACGAAGCAACAGCAACGTTTTCAAGAGCAGTATCAGCAGCAGCTACGTTAATAGCCGCAGATGAACCTGTAGCAGTCGTGTAACCTGTACCCAAGTTGTAAAAACCGCCGCCGTCGCCAGGATGAGATAAATTAACACCACCAGTCAACTGCGAAGCAATTACTCTACCACCATAGATAGATTCTTTTGTAACAGAAGCAGCCTTCGTGCTGTTGGTTTCAAAGTCCAAGAAGAAAATCAATCCACTTGGAAGACTCATAGGCTGAACGCTTACGAGATCGTTTGCAATCAATCCACCGAATACACGACGAACGATTGGGAAAGCAACTGATGCGAAACCTTCGACATCACCTGCAGCCATTGATGAAGCTTCGCGAAGAAGCTCTTTAGCCTGATTCTCAAGGAGAACGGCCATTGTATTTTGGGCTCTTTCACCAGTTAATCCTTCAAGAAGACCAGTCTTTTCCCACTTATTGAGAAGAGCAGTACCTTCCTTCTGGACATCGCGATGAACGATACCTTCAGTTAATGTTTGTAAAACAGACATGTTATAGTAACCTCCTAATTATTTTTTTTATTATTGATGCCAGCTAAACGCTGCATCCGCTCAGAAAAGATATCATCATCTTTCTTGTGTTCTTTTCTTTGCGAGTTCAAAATTAGAGAAGAATTTCTACTGACTGCTTCGCTCAGTGATTTCGGTACGGAAGGAGCTTCTGTACTACCCACGGTGCTTTGAAGAGTTTCATAAATAACCTTCGCTTCTTTTGGTGTTTCTGCCTTTGAAATAGCTTCGACAAGTTTTCTTCTTTGTCGCTCATTCAGGGAGTCGCTCTCCAAGGTCTTGTTAATATAAAGTAGTTTCGCATTTGAAACATTCACGATTTCAACTTTCTCCTTCAATAGAAGTACGGCATCGACGTATTTTTTGTTTTCTTTTGCTAACTTGATTTGCTTTGATTTGTGTAATTTAATAGACTCTTGGAGTTCTTCGATCGTAGACTTGAGTGCATCCATTTCTTCGGCGACCTCTTCGTCTTGGCGCTTAGCCAACTCCATTGCCTCCATCTCTTTCATCTCTGACTCTGGCCTGTTCATATGGCCGCTCATCTGAGGTTCGATATCGACTGACAGTTTTTCCATAATCTGATCTACAATAGATTGTTCAAGGTCAATCTCTTCGTCAATATCGTCATCTTCCAACATAGGAGAAGCGGTGGCGGTGAGATCAACATCAGGAGTCGCTTGAGACATTTCTGGTGCAGCGTCAATTGCAGGTTCTAGATTTGTAGCAAGCTCGTCGCTAGTCATATCCGGTTCTGGCAATTCACCCATCTCTTCTTCATAGTCTCTTATTCTTTGCTTCAGTTGCGGAAGATCAATAACTATAGGCGTGTCTTCGTCGGCGACTTCGCTCTCCAAATTATCTGGTAGATCTTCTGCTGTTGCTAATGGAATTTCGTCCAACGAAGGATCAAACTCTTGATCGCCCTCGTCTTCGAGCCCATCTTCTTCCAAAATAGAAGAAACGGCTTCCTTGATTTGATCAGAATACTTCTCTACAATCATTGCTTCGGCGTTCTTGATTGCCGATTCCCTGAGTGCGTTCGCGTCAATTATTGCTTGTTCTAACATGGATGACATATACTTACCCCTTAAATGAAAAAATTCTCACTAATAAATAGTAAGCATAAATGCTAAATGACTGTAAAAATTGTAGGTACAAGTAGTACTATACGCCTTGAGGGGCGTGCCTTAGTGATGGGCGACCGACAATTCCGAATATAAAAGGCAAGTCTTCCTGCTTTTGGTCGACTTGAACTTTGGTAACTGCATCGTTATTCTTAAAAGTCTGGATGGTAAAATCAGCATCTACTTGTTTTTTTGGTCGTCTCATAGCCTACTCCTAAAAAGTTGATCCGGCGGCGAAGACATCTACATCGGCGTCCGTACCCACAAAGGCCACTCGGTCGATGCCGACAATATGATATAAACGATACTCTCTGTCATCGGGGGTTTGATCGGCAGGGGCGGCACCAGAATCTCCAACCACGATTGATGCTGCTGTCGCGGCGGAGTTGGCGGAAGCTAGATTAGTCTCAGGTATCTCAAACCAGCGCTGAAAAGCGTGACAGTACCCAAACACTGTTACAGTCAAAGACGTCGACTCATTCGTGTCTGTGACTAAGACGTGTAAAAACCTTTGGTTCTCCGTAGCATAACCAGCAGTAGATGCGGTGACACCTTTTAGAGTGTTCGGATTTGCAAGAACTGCCACTGGTGTTCCGTTGGAACCTGCCAAATTTTTAGGGCCTCTCGTGCGACCCCAGCTTGTATTTTTATAAACTGACATTATATAGTCTCCTAAAAAGTTGAACAAGCAGCAAAGATGTTAACCCTTGCTGCGTTTGCGTTGACGAATGCCACCCTGTCAATTCCAGCTATTTCATATATCCTCTGTTCTCTTGCCGAGGGGACGTGGTTCGCTGGAGTTGTTGAAGAGTTCGGCGGGTCTATCGATGCTGCTGTGGCGGCGGTGTTAGCCGAAGCTAGATTGGTCTCGGGTATCTCGAACCATCTTTGGAAAGCGTGACAGTATCCAAAGATAGTTGTTGCTGTAGCATTCGTGTCGCCGCCGTCGTTTGTTTCTTCTATCAAGACGTGAAGATATCTTTGGTTTTCTGTTGCATACCCCGCAGTGGAGGCTACGATGCCAACAAGAGTTGAAGTGTCCGCCAGAGCCGTGATTTCACCACCCTGCGAGCCCGCAACATTCTTTGGGCCCCTTGTTCGACCCCAGCTTGTGTTTTTATAAACTGACATTATATAATCCTTCGTTATTCATACATAGTTAATACTTGTTTCTCTTTGCAGTATCTTCTTGAGAAAGTCTACGCTTTGTTCGTTTTTTGATTCTTTTCTTTTCAGACTTGCTGATAAAATATTTCTTCTCTCTAAGGAGGTCAATTAAACCCGCTTTCTTCACTTTTTTTGAAAACTTTCTTATCAGGATATCATTTTCATCTAGACTTCTACTGTTGGACTCAACCGAAACATTTACTGCTTTTCCCATCTTTACCTTCTTTCTTGCTTAAATTAAGTTTTTCCAGCGTGCGCCGCCGATTTTCAATATTCCATCTATGTTTATGCCTGGATCTTCAGGTGCTACGTCCGCCAAGGGGTTTGCTCCAGGTTGTGATTTGCTGGAAGACCTTAGCGGCTTCACGTCCTCAAAAATGTTTACACCGTTGTAACCATCAGAACCGATAGCCTTTGCCATTCGGTCTTTCGTCTCTTTTAGCTGTTGCCTCTTTTTCGTTTCCGCGAGGTGCTGGCTGACAGGCTCTTGCTTCAGGGATATGGATTCATCTATTCTAGAAGCCCCAAGACCTTGAACCACTTCAGAAACAATGTTGGATAGCATCCCCTCTTCTAGGATAACCTCCTTTATACACTGTTTTATCAAGGGCTTCAATATCGTCTTCAGTTCGCTACTTTTCATAGTTTCGTCCTTAGTATATTTTCGATTAGATTGTTTATCTTAACTTTCTCGTTGTTGACCTCTAACTCCTTGCCCTCTTTCACCATGTAGGCACCAGGGGTTGATGGGTCAGCGACCATATCAAAGCAGATTAATTGAAAGTCGTCTTCCACCATAGTGACCCCGTTACTCTCAGTAACAGAGCCCATACCCCTAGAGGATATGCCGCAAGGAACACGAGCGTGTATGAGACTTTCCAAGATCTTTCCGGCCGGGGTTTGCAGCACTTCAATCTTGCCCATACACTTATTGCCTTCCATCCAAATGTCTGTCACCAGGTGCGAGCAGTTTTGCAAATTAACAACTCCAGACTCGGGATGATCAAGTTCCCCTAAAGCTCGGCGGCCCTTAACGGACTCCTTGTACCTCTCGACTTCTCTTTCTAGAATCGCGTGGGGATAGACTCTACCGTTACCGTTTTGCCTTTCTGACATTTGCATAACGCCCGAAAGTATAGTAGCTCCGTTTGCAACTCTCTCTTTCTCAGCTTCCGTGAGATAGTCTTGGCAGACGCCGCCTTCGCAAAGTTCGTAATATTCTCTTAATAACTTCATCAATCGTTCTCCAGTAGCGGGGGCGACCCGCATCATCTATGAGCCTTTACAGCAATTCGCTACAGGTCTGATCATCCATCTAATTTTTGTTAATGGTCTCATTTTAACTCCTTACCAACGTGGATTACTTTCTCCACTTTTATACCATTGTCATCAAAGACGACACCAAGCATATAAGATACAGCCGAGCTTGTGCTGGCGCAAAGAAAGGCTGTCACATATGAACTGTCAAGATTAATTAGTTGTGTATAGGAGGATAAGTACCATAAAAATATTCCAACCCAAAAGCCGGTGCACATCGTGCAATTAAGAAGTTTTCCAAAAAAACCCTTAGAAGGCCTAACCTTGTCAAATATCTTTCCATATACAATGATTTGTGTTGCGCCGTAAGATGAAAGGCAGAACCAGAGCAAGTCCACTATTTTTGTCCTTCCCTCAACAGGGAATACATATACTGATATCCGTACGGTCGAGTTCTGTGGTCTAGTGAGCCCTTCGTATCTGATTGTGGTACTTCACCAAGTTCTGTTGAGTCTTCTTCATCTGGATCCAAATGATAAGTCATTAAGTCGTGTTGCAGATGCTTCCTGGCCAAAATGTCTGGCCTTTCTTCTTCCATAAAGAGGCTTACTGCAAAGAGTGCGCTCTGGACCTCGTCTACACCATTTATGACTGATTCATGTAACTTGCATTCCAGAGAAGAATAAACGTTGCCGCCCTGTACATCCCCTTGGTCTATCACGCCCTTCTTGTAAAGGAATTGAAAAAACCTGTTTTGAACTGGATATGTTTCTCGTTGGACCATATCCTTGGGGAAGACTACCACCTTCTTTTTGGACGGAGAGACGACGACATCAATTAGATCGTGTTCGTAAACCATAATATCGCCGTTCAATGCGCGGCGGGCTAACATCTCCACTTTTGTAGCTTCGTCTTTTAGTATCTTTATTTTTATTGCACCAGATGCTCCAAGGCCTTCTTGCGACAGAGCGTCGTCTGGAACTATCTTTATGTTAACTGACATAGCTTTCAATCTCTTTCTTAAGTTGCTGAACCTTTAAGACCTTTTCAACCATACCGTTAGTAACTTCTTCGTTGGCCATTGCCTCAAGAGACGAGACGACTTCCGATACTCTATTCTTTAAGTCCTCGTTTTCTATTTTAGTTCCGACTTCTCTCAGACTAGACTTCAAATCTCCAACCTCTTCATTCAAAAACATCTTTAGCTCAAGGCCGCCGTCGGCAAATGATGTAACGAATTTTGTCATAAGGCTTTTCTGAGATTCGGTTAACTCCTCGTGATACTTTTCGTTAAAGTTCTTGACGAAAGACCTGTATATCAGATTATTTATTGGGTGTTTTGGTTGGTGTGATTCTGCCTGTTGTCCCTTTATTGCAGACTTTATTAAACTCTGTTCCAAGAGGACCTTACTCTTGATGGAGGTCGAACTATTGAAAATTGAGTAAATTGTTGCAAGGTTTTTGTAATTCGGCACGAAGTTATCGTAAACGTTTACTCCAAGTTGCTTGTTTATCTTCTCAATCATTTCAGATTGTTCTTTAAAGATAGCGTCCTGATCAAGCTTTGAGTGTTGGATCTTTGCTTCCATAACAACCTTTTCGATTGTATCACTGGCAAGTTCTTCCAAACCAGTTAGACTATGGTAAGTGTCTAGTTCTTTTTTTAGATTTTTATTCCTTGAGAAGCTCTCTTTGATTATCTTGGTTATTTTAGTCTTCCTGCCTGTATCTTTCTTGATGATGCTCTTTGTCAACTCTCTGACCAGGACTTCATATATGAAAGCGGTATTTCTTTTTTTGTTATGCTTTATCTTCATTTTTGCCCCTCAACTCCAAATTCTCAATTAACTGCTTTAGCTCCTGTCCAACTTGGCCAATAATTGCTTCCTCGTTATTATAAGTAGTATCTTTGCGTTCATAAAGACTCTTCAATTCGTGGTAGCCCTTGTGTGTGTTTCTTCTAGAGGATGAAGCGATTGAGGCTCCTCCTTGAGCTAGTTGAGATCTGCGATGGGCACCTTGCGGGCGGCTATCGTTTTTTACGGGAGTGTATTCTTTCCTCCTCTTAGCCGGCGAGCGGCCCCTATTGTCCACACTATCGTCTCTCTTGCCAGGGGCTGCCAGTAAGCTACTCTCAGGATCATCAGAATCTGCAGCTACATCATCCAAGCCGGGTTCTTCCTGTCCGACCGTACCGGTTCCGCCTTCTGGCGCACCGGCATCATCAAGGTCAAGAGGATCTTCACCACCAGATGTTGGATCGTCAAAAGAACCTGCGCCAGTGATCTCAGCCTGAACTTGTTCGGCCACTGCTTCGAGGGTAGCCTCGAATTTTCTGTCATAGAACATCTCTCTCTGATTTCTGAGAAACTCTTCTTCTGACATATTGAACATCTTGGTGGCAACCCACCTCTTACTAAAGTATCCCTCGGTTGCATTTGAGGCTGCGTCGAACTTGACCTTCCAATGTTCGAGTTCTTGTAACTCTGCTATCTTAGATGGGTTTGACAAAGATATTTTGAAAGACGTGAGGTCAGCGCCCCTAAATCCAAGTATATAAAGGTGCACCAGCCCGACCTTTTCCAACTCCGTCACTACCGAGCGTTGCATTCTCTGGACAGTTCTAGCAAATCTTATATCTTTTTGAGCTAGCGTCGCCTTATCTTCTTCTGCGCCTTCAGTTGCGGAAAGGTATGATGGTGGTATTTTCAGTGCTGAAAAAAGCTTGTCGCGGAGATATTTAACATCGTCTATGTCTCCAGTATAGGTTCCACCCGGCAGTGTTTCTATTTTTGTGCTAACTCCGCCACGTACTGGTACAAAATAATCCTCATCTATAGACATCGGATTGTATCTTAAGTCAACCCTTCCTGTGTTCGGGTCAACAACTTGATGCCTCTTCATTTGTGTCATAACTTTTTGCATATATTGTTCAACATCTTGTGGTGCGATACCTCCAGTGTCGATGTAGAACACCCTTCTCTCTGGAGATCTTACAATTCTATACGCCATCATAGCATCCTCAAGGAGAGTTAATTGACGCCAAATTCGTCGGGCAGGTTCGAGGGCGCTCGTCCCGTATGGTGCGTGTTTGTCGTTGCCCAGGATTCTAAAGTGAGCAATTTGCCAATTTTCGAAAGTCATTCCGGCACTATTCCATTGGTACTGAATATAGTTAGGATTTGATTTATCCTCCCCTTCAAGACGTTCTATCTCTTGACCGGGTAAACCTATGCAACTTTTTATACCAAGGGTTTCATCGATGTCCATATATAAAAAGAAGTCTCCATACTTGCACATCGTTCTTGACCAACCAAAGAGATTAAACTCGATGTTCATTATATTGTGATATAGAGAGTCAAGTATGTTTTTGATTTCGTCATTAGGACAATCTATCGTAAGCAAAGGCTGCAAGTTAGAACTTGTGGTCATCTCATCTGCATAGATGTCAAGAGCAGAAGCGATCTCAGGTGTGTACTCCATCTGATCGAAGTCTACATATCTTTCAAGCCGGTTTTGATTGGCCATGACGCCAGCCATAAGATTGTCGAATGGATTATATTGGGTCTTTTTGAACTGCTGACCGCTCGCTGATTTGAATCTCTGTGCGTATTTGTCTAATTGTCGGCGTCGCAACCTTCTAGCTGTCTGGGTGCGGTGAACTACTAGTGGCCCAGAAAGCAACCTAGTCAAACTTTTAAATAAGCTGTTTTCTGGATTTCTGGTGTTGTTTGTGTTTATATTCTTTTTGTTAGAAGCCATCAGTTTTATCCCTTAAATAACCACGGAAAGTTTTCGTGATTGCTTTTTGTTTTTACTATACCATCAAATACACTATCTTTTTTGTAAGAATTCATACCTGGTATACTTGTATTCAAATTCGTCTTGGTACTAAACATAGCCCCCATTGCCGCCTTTTTGTATTCTATAGCCT